AGGTGGAACAGTGGAAGCAAGATTTTATCCTTCGGCAGGACAAGTTGCTGGAGGTAGTGCAACAAGCAATGGTTCATCTGTAATAGCAGGTGCCACAGCAGCCGCTTCTGGTGTGAATATCACAGGAAGCACAAATGTAAATGGAGCAGCATTGAATACTGTTGTTAATTTAGATAATTCTGGTGCAAAAACAGGAAGCTCTTCTATGTTTAGTTTTAATTTCTTGGCTGCTTCGTTGAAAAAATGGCAAGACGAAAAGAAACTAAAAACAGAAAATGAACAGGCATCTCAAATCGGTGCTGGATATGCAGCCGCCGCAAGTGCTAAAACATCGCAAGAAATATCTTCTGGCTATGCCTCTGCTGCTGCAGCAACTGATGCATATGTTGCAAAAGGTGCAACTGTATATGAAACAGGGTCAAGTACTCCTGTGGCACAACCTAATAGTGTATTATCACAAACAGCATATGCTGGTACTGTTGTAACACCATCATCGGCAGTTGCTGCATCTGAGGCCGCTAATTTTGTTGATAATGGAAATCAACAAAAAGTACAACCAGCATTAAGTTATGCTGGAAATAATTTAGGTAATTCAACTAATCCACAACCAGGACCAGTGATTATATGACAACTTCTAACAGTCAAATTTTTACTACTCAAGTATTTGGTAATAGCAGTGGTCTAACTGCAGAAGAACAAGCAACAAAAGATACGGAAGTAACTGAACAATTTTATGGACAGTATCCACTAGTAAAAATGAATACTCGCTCAGTTACGACTCCCAGTAATCAACGAACAGTAAAAGGAAAATAGCATGGCAGATATTTCTTATCCAACAAATATTGATAGTGTCAATGTTAATCCTTTAAACCCAAGAGATTCTGACAAATATTTTAATAATTTTTTTGATATTCCACCAGTAGTTAGTTCAAATATAGATGCTGCCATACTTGGGTATTTTGAAAAAATTGCAACCAGTAAAACAAGTGCTCGTGCATTGGCTAGTGCAGTTATATACACTAGTGCTAAACAGGGCATTAATCCTATGCAAACACTTGATGAATTTAAGAAATTACCTGATGGTGATTTAAGTGCATATGCTGCATTGTTTTTAAATCTTGAAAGAGTTGGTACTAGTTATTTGGCTGTATCAAATCAACCACAACTTAACAAATATATTAAGCGTTCAATTTTACCATGAAATATGCAAACGGGTTTTATCAATTAAAGAATCCAGACAAATATGTAGGTAAAAAAGACCCACATTTCCGTAGTTCATGGGAACACGTTTTTATGAGATTCTGTGATGAAAATCCAGCAGTACTACAGTGGGCAAACGAAGCAATTCATGTGCCTTACAAGAATCCATTCACTAATAGAAATACTATATATGTTCCAGATTTTTTAATTGTCTACGTTGACAAAGATGGGAATAAATTTGGTGAAGTTGTTGAGATTAAACCAAACAAAGAAACTAGTCTACAAGAAGCAGGAAGAAGCATGAGAGCACAGGCTGCTGCAGTTTTGAATATGGTTAAATGGGAAGCAGCACGTGCATGGTGTAAACAAAACAATTTAAGGTTTCGTGTAGTCACCGAGCATGATATATTTCACCAAGGTCGTGCCAAATAAATATTGGCATGACTAAAAAATTATCTGATCTATTCAATTTACCAGAAATCCCCCCAGAACTCCCACAAGAATCTGATGATACTAATGACGTATACCTAACGATTCAAGAAAACCAAAAGTTAATTACAGAGGTAGATAATGCTATTGATAAGATAGATATTGCCCTGCCAACTGTAAAAGACCTAGAAGCCAGCGATGAAGAAATGGATGAACTGGCTAAAATTGCCACTGATCGGTTTGAAGATTTAATGGATTTGGGAATGAATATGGATCCACGTTTTGGTGGGGTAGTATTCCAAACTGCTGGTGCATTATTGGGTCATGCCATAACTGCCAAAACAGCCAAAATGGATAAAAAACTAAAAATGATCCAATTACAGTTACAAAAAGCAAGATTGGATCACCAAATATCCAAAACCGAAGAAAAAACTGATAAGCCAATAGAAGGACAAGGTGTCATTTTAGATAGGAATGCCCTACTGGATCAGATTATACAAAAGAATAAAAACACATAAATACAATATTACAGGAAATATGCCCTATGAAAAGTCTTCATGATTATATTGCAGAGCGAAATTCACCATATTCGTTCCGTGTCAAAATCGTCAAACAAAACCCAAAAGAAGTGATGGAAGAAATTAAACGTGCTTTAGATTCGTATGAATTGGTATCTGTCACTGACCCAAAAAGTCTCCCAGTAATGGAACATCGTGAGTTTCCAAAATGGGGACCATGTGAGTGCTGGCAGTTTGAAGCCACTGTTTCTTACCCAACTACTGCAGTTCAAATTACACAATTACTTCGTGAACGTACTGGTATGTTAGCGGATTATGTTTGTGTATATACAAAAGAACAAGCAGATGATAATGATGCATTTGAATCATATGGCAAAGATCATGAAGGTTCACTCCTATTAGATGGTGAATTAAAAGATGTTGCTGGCGCACAAGAATTAGTTGGTGAAAAGCGTATGGGCGGATTGTTAAAAGAACTTGAAGAACAGATGCCTGTTATGAAAGGTTATACGGATTCTAAGTTAACATCAAAACCAGCAGAAAAAACTAAAGCAGCACAAACAACAAATCAGCTACCACAGGGAACAAAAAGTCCAGTTGGTTCAAACCAAAACAAAATTACCGATATGCGTAAAGGAAAAAAATAATGAGTAACAATATCTATGACATTCTTAAAAAATTAAGTGGACTAGAAAATCCACAACAGAAAAAATCGGTAATTTCCGAAAGTAAAAAAATGTGCAACGAATGTGGCATGTATGAAAGTAAGTGCTCTTGTGGAGATAAAAAAGATGAAAGCAAGAAGAAAGATAAGGTTAAAGAAGGCGCTATTGCTGAAGCAGTTGCAAAAGTTGAAGCAAAATTAATGGAAAAATGGGGGAAAGCCGATGAAGATATGCTATCTCCAAAGCAAAAGAAAATTGCCAAACTATCTCCTCCACCAGACGAAATTGATGCTGGCGATTTAGCCGCATTGCGTAAAGGTAAAAAAACTAATGAAGGTGAAATGACTCCAAAGCAAAAGAAATTTGCTGCATTGGCTGAACCAAAAGATAAAATCACTTATGCTGATAAAATTGCTGGCGCTACGAAAAAAGTCAAAGAAGGTTTTGAAGATTTAGAAAAGTACATGAAAGATAAAGAAGGCAAAACTACTCATGGCAAAAAAACTAAAACCAAAACTGGTCTAAAACATGAGCGTGACTACGACAAAGAAGATAATGAAAAAGAAACTGGCGAAGAGAAAAAAGGTCGTGGTCGTCCAAAAAAAGATAAGTTTAATAAAAAAGATAAAGATTAAAAATGAGGTCTAAGGATATAGTTCCACCTAAACAACATCCTGTTCAAGAAGATTGGCAGGATGTTAAAGATTTTGGAAGAGAAGTTGGATCTGGTGTTGTAGATATTGGTAAAGGAGCAGTTGACCTTGCCGTTGCAGCAGGAAAAGACTTTGTTGATCCCGAATCTTATAAACGAGATTGGGAAGCAATTAAACGTGGAGCAAAGTTTGCTAAAGATGATCCTGTAGGAGCAGCAAAATATGCTGCACGATCTACTGATGATTTTGGTCGTGCAATGGCTAATCAAGCTACATTTGGTGGTGCTGATTACGCAGAAGCATTTGGACGCAAATACATGTATGGCGATAGTAAACTTGATAAACATGTTTGGGACAAATATCAATCACAACAAAAAGCCGCACATGGAGATAAATTTAAACCAGAACCATGGACTGGTAGTTATGACCAATATAAAAAAGTACAAGACATTTGGAGTGCAGAAGCAGAAGAACGCAGTCCAAATGCAACTGCGATGGGAGATTTTGGTGGGGCAACTTTAAGTGTTCCATTCACTGGTGGTGCTAGAGCAGTACTTCCATTAGTAGCAAAAGGAACAGAAAAATTAGCAAAAATTCCTGGAGTAGGAAAAGCGTTAAAAAAAGTTACAGATATAGGTGCAGCAACCTTGGGTGGTGTCGCTGCAGAGAAAGGGACAGGAAGAGTAGTGAGAAAATACGATCCAACAAATCCATATATTGGAGAGCCACAGTACAACCAAGAACAAGTGCCGTTGCCAGAAGCACGAGCACCACGAGGACCTAGACCTTCTGTGCCACATACAACTCCACATGGAGTTACTGTAGATTTAAATACTAAACCACCAAGCTTTAGAGGTTCTGGTAGAAAATGGAATGCACTATCTAATGCTGACAGACAAGCAGCGTGGAATGCCGAACACGCAGCAAATCCACCACCAGGAAGTACAACACCTGGTACCACGGGATCAGGAGCAGAAACTAAAGCATCAGAATTAGCAGATAAGTGGAGAAGATTTTATCACGGCACTACTGACCCAGCCGTGATTGCAGATATTAAAGCCAAAGCAAAAGGAGCAGAAAAACCAGGAGTATTTAAACAGGCATTGGCCAAAGCTCCTTATACTACAGCCGTTGGTGGCACAATAGCGGCAGGTACGTTGGGGTCTGGATTATACAATTGGAAAAATGATCCAACAAATCAATCAATACCATTTCATATTGCAAAGGCTGCAACAGACCCTTTAAAAGGAGCGTGGACTGGATTAGGTGAACCAGGTAAAGATGTTGGTACAGCAATTGGTAACTGGATAGATAAAAAACTTGGAAAAACTACTGGCAATACTACCACTGGTGGCACTGGTGGTAATCAATCTGGTGGTAACCAATCTGGTGGTGGTAATCAAACCGACGCAGATGATGATGGATTGGGTGGTAGAAATTTAAGAAGTGGTCCAGAATTAGGAGAGGTTCCTACTGTACCACCAAATGCAAGCCCACAAAGAAATGAATCTTTTAATCATCGTAATTCATTAGTTAACCAATATATAGAATCATTGGACACAATATTATCCAATTCTCATGAGTTATTGGAATTTGGACCTATTGGTGAAGGTAAAAATCCCGAACAAGAACCAAATTACGACGAACTTATTAAAAATCCTAATGTTCGTATAATGTTAGATTTGATAGGTCGTGCAGAAGGTGCAGATTATGATACGGTAGTTGGTGGTGGTAAATTCAAAGATTTTAGTTCACATCCTAAAATTCCAGTTCGTATCAAAACTAAAGGAAAAAGTATATTAAGTAATGCTGCTGGCAAATATCAGATTATGGGATTCAATTGGGAACCATACGCAAAAAGACTGGGACTTAAAGATTTTAGTCCAGAGTCACAGGATAAAATTGCAGTCGCAATGCTTAAAGATCGTGGAGCACTTAACAGTGTACTTAAAGGCGATTTTGTTAATGCCATTAAAAAAACAAAAAGTCAATGGGCTAGTTTACCATCATCAGATATAATACAGGGTTACGGACCAAGATCTTGGAAATGGGTAGAAAAAAATCTTGCAGATTTGGGAAATAAAACTCTAGCTGCAGCGACATTATCTTCACCTGCACAAGCAGCAGATGAAATCCCTTCTAAAACACCATTAAAAACGACAGAGCCAGGTTATTACACTGTTGGTGATAGTCATGGCGTTGGTATTGCAACATATAACAAAGACAAAAATTGGCATAATTTATCTACAACAGGCTCCAGTGCTTTTTCACCAGACCATTTACAGAATATAAACAAAATACCTAAAGGTAGTGTGGTAGTTATTAGTATGGGTGCCAATGATTTGGGTGGCGCAAAAATACCAAAAATTGTTAATCAAGTAAATGCCACTGTTGCTGCTGCAAAAGAACGTGGACTTAAAGTTGTATATGTTCTTCCAACTGCAACAACAAATCCAAAATCTCAACAGAAACGTGAAGAACTAAGACAAGCATTACTAAAGGGGCTAGATTCAAGAGACATCGTAGATTTGGGGACAGCACCTAGTAGCAAAGAAATAAAAGGTGGTGATGGAGTACATTTAGGACCTAAAGGTTATGCATCAATCGGGTCCAACATTGTAGGTATGTTATCTCCTGATACTTCTGCTTCAAGTAAACCTCCAATTAAACCTGAGAAAAAAGCAACAGATAGTAGTACTAATAAAAAACTTGATAATAGAAAATCTGATGCACCTAATTTGGTTCCACAATCTGTAAAAAGAGATTCGGATTTGTCAACCGTTGCTCAAGGTGTAAAACCTATAACAGTTTCAACTAAACCAGCAAAACCTGCAGATAAATCCAATTCTGATAATGCTAGTGCAACGGCTGTAGACCAACCTCCAGTTAAAGTTCAAAAAACTAAATCAAGTGCTGCTGATATTGAAGCAAAGCGTCGTAAGCAAGACATGGCAATATCAAATGCTGATATTATAGATGCATCTAATAAAGCCAGAGCAGCACAGATGGCAAAACTTACTGGAACAGATACATCAACCTTATCTGGTGATGAATTAGATCGTGCAAAATATGGTGGATCATTTAAAGGTAAAGCATATGATCCAGATGAGACAATTATCAAGCCAGATGAAATAGAAAAGGTATTGCAAAAACATTATGCAGAAAAACCAGCACAAAGTGTTGATGTTCCTGTTGATATTAAACCAGTTGTTAAAGAACCAGAGCCAGATGAGTCACCTTTGATTAAAAAATGGGATACTGGTATTGAAGCATTGACTGGAAAAAAACGACTAACACCAAAAGATTTGAACACAGTTCAAGTACCAGAATCAATAAATACTGAACTTACAGACATTTTAAGATTGGCAGGAAGAAAATAATATGGAATTTAAAAAACTATTAAAAATATTTGAGGCACCAGCAGCCCCAGTTGGGTCAGAACTTGCACAAACAAGTGGTGGTCAGTTCATGAACAAAGCCGATAGATTAAATCAGGCTAAAGTTGATGCAGCATTGGGACCTGGTTATAAGGCTGGTAGAGCAGATACTAATTTAGCATTAGCAAAAAAATTCAGACAACCACAACCATCTGGTCAAGCAGCATATGCAGATACTATATCAGATAGAGCAGCTAAAGGCGACGTAAATGTTCTTGGCACAGGAAAAAAACAACCAGCAGTTAATGATCCAACAAGTGGAGACTATACAGTAAATGCTGACCCAAATGCAGCAAAAGTTCCATTTACTCCAAGAAATACAACTGGATATAGTGGAGTTCAACAACATCAATATGTAGATGGTAAACCAAATCCAAATTATGATTCTGGTGAAAAACCTGGTACTAGTAGTGAAGTCCCCGTACCAGCAAATATTGGAAATATGAGTCCAGAAGATTCTACCAGAGAATTAAATGCTGCACGTGTTGCAGCAGGACAGAAACCAGTTGGTGGCACTGTGGGTTCTGGCACTAACACAACTTGGACTGATAGTAGTGGAAAACCTATCACAACTGATAGCCCAGAAGAAATTGCAAGAAGAGGTCCTATGGGAATCCGTCTTCCAGATCCAGCAGAGCAACGTGCTCAAGGTGAGAAAAATTGGAACGCAATTAAATCTGGATGGAACTCTATGTTTGGAGGGAATAAATCTTCTTCAACTCCAACACCTCCACCAGCACCTGATTCAGCAGCGCCACCAGTAGACTCATCAAAACCATCAGTTCAAGGTTCAAGCGCAGGATATGCACCTGGAAAATTTTCTGAAGATGCATTAGAAGAAGAAATGGAAAAAGAATTAGAAGAAATGATGCGTTTGAGTGGATTGTCTTTAAATGAAAAGGCTGTCAGCACATCACAACAGCAAATGGCAGGTGCTGAACTCGAAAGACGCAGAGAAGGTAAAAAGAAATCTAAAAAAGGTATGGGTTCTATGAGCACATCTGAATTGAAAAAATTTGCTGGAACCAAACACAAAGGCTTACCAAAGCATGTTACTGAAAGTACAGAACTAATGGATGAAACTCGTGAAACCCTAAAGCACATTGCAAATCGTTTTAAGTATGAAACTAAAATGTTCATGCAAAGCGGTCATATGGATCAAGATTTGTTCCATTCATTGTATGATTATTATAAAGAAAAAGGCGATATGCCATATAGCGTTGCCAAAGGTGATGCACAACCATGGGTTGAAAGCCGTTTTTACCAAGATATGGGGAGTGGTATGAGTGAATCAATGGGTAGTAATGTTGCTCCTGCTGGTAATACATTGTCGGAGTTAGCCCGTTTAGCTGGACTAACACACAAAGAACATGAAATTACTGAATGGGGTGATTCTCCATTGAATAAAATTGGACAGCCACCACAGCCACAAAGTCCTGGTGCAGCCCCATCATTTGCTCCACGTGAGCGTGAGCGTGTAGTTAGTCCTAAAGTAGACAAATTTGATAAAGACAAAGAACAGGCAGAAAAAACACGTCGTTGGATAGTGGACAAAGAAAGCCCAAAGGCAAATGATTTTGGACGCAATATTGGCAAGGCATTATCAGAACCTGTTGCAGCAGTCAAGAGTGCATGGCATGGAGCACAGGATGCATGGGATCACACAATGGGCAATGATACTGCACCTGATCCTAAACCCCCTGTTAGCGTTATGAAACCAAATCAGTGGAAGGGTGATAAAGATAATCCTGCATTAAAAGAAAATGATGAATTAAATCAAATGCGCCGCATTGCTGGTTTAAAAGAATGTGGTGATATGGATGTAAATCAACCTGATTCAATGAATGTTAGTACTAATATGAGCAGCGAGGGTACCAAGAATGTTACTATTTCTGCACAAGGTGACAAAGCAGATGAATTACTTGGCATGTTAAAACTTGCTGGTATGCAACATCATCAAGAAGAAGAACCAGTCGCTATTATTTCTACTAATGAAGAAGAAATGGTTGATGAATCATCAAGTAAGCGTTTAATAAAGAAAATTGGTGATGCATCTGCTGGTGCTAAAATCTATAAAGACATGGAATGGAACGAGTTTATCGTTAAATTCTTTAAAGATGGTCGCATGCTTCCAGAAGAAACATGGCATCATACTGATGATTTGCAAGATGCCGTTGATACAGCAACTTCAGAAGTTAATAGAATGGGTTCACTTGATGAAGAATATGCCAATGAGCCAGAAGAAGAATATGAAACCATTTCTACCATCACTCGCCAAGGTAATGATTTAAATCGTGAGAAAAAGCAATTTTCGGATAGACCAAAACTTGGTGATAATCCAATGGCAGAAAGTTTAATTTCTTTAGATGAAGAATTAGAAGAAATGCTTGAAAGCATTAAAGTTAAAGAAGATAGTGGCGCAGGTGGAGTCTCTGCCGAACAACCATATCGTGATGAAAAAACAGGAAAAATGGTTTACCCACCAAAGGGTGCGACTATGCCTCCACCTGATAGTGAATTCCCACCAGGCGATCCTAGAAATTCAGCACCTTTAAAGAAGAAACCATCTATGTCTGCTCCAAGGGCACCAAGCGCACCAAGTATACCAAAAGACTCATCAAGACCTATAATTCCAAAAGGAATGAATATTGAACCTGATGATGGTATTTTAAATCTACCAATGAAACAACGAGGTGGCAAGTAATGTCAATTCATTTTGAACAATACAATAGTGATGGTGATGAAGATCAAGCAAACTATTGTCGTGAATTAGAAATGAAAATTCATTACTTAATAAGTATGTTGCAAAAGGCAGGTGTTTTATTAGATGCAAATGGAAATAGTGTCAATTCATTACCAGATTCTGTAATGGATGATGCTGATGAAATTCAAAATAGTATAAAGGGTAATTGGTAATGAAAAGTTTTAAAGAATATTTAACTGAACAAGAGTTAATAGAAGAATCCCCAACAACTGGTGATTATTTTAATATTGAGATTGCACGTGAAGAAATAGTTCTTGAAACTCACGTCATTGATGTTCTTGAAGATGGTGTGTTAATTGAAGCAGATGAAACTATGCTTAAAATTTTATCACATGTTGGGTATCTAACTGAAGATTCTAATATGCCAGTTGCACATGATAGTACCAGTCCTATTAATGGTAGTAATTTAGAAGAAGATGATGATTATCCTGGTTCACAGGGCACTTGGATGCATGGTGGATACAAGATTCGTTATAATCCAGAAACATTTACTTTAACCGTTCAAGGCAAAAATCAAGAACGTGGACATCGTTGGGGTGGAAAGCCAACAAAACAAGCATATCGTATTGCAGTTCAACAATTGATTGACAAGCTAGAAGACGAAACAGAACTAGATGAAGCAAAATATCAAGGACGTGAAGTTCCTTTAGGTAAACCTATGGCTGGAGATGTTAAAAAATCTAAAGTTTATGTACGCAATCCACAAGGAAATGTTGTCAAAGTAAATTTTGGCGACAAAAAAATGAAGATTAAGAAATCTAATCCAAAACGTCGTAAATCATTTAGAGCAAGACATAATTGTGCAAATCCTGGTCCACGTCACAAAGCACGTTACTGGTCTTGTAGGGCTTGGTGATGAGTGATCCAAGATTCTTTAGAAAGTACTTAGATATTCTTGATGAACAGCCATTGCCCACTGGCGTAAATCAAGCAACAGTAAACGTAGGGGATAACACAACTGCAACTGTTGATACAGCAGCAAAGACCATTGGGGTGCAAACTAAAGTTGGTGATAACCTAAATATGCAAGCCACGCAAGACTTAACACACAATGCTGGACAGGTATCGGCTGATTACCAAATGTCTCCAAACACGAGTGTCGGTGCAACACATACACAGGCAGGTTACAAAGGACAAATGACTCCTACCAACCAAATTCGTGCTTCTTCAAATGTGCCTAATACTGGCAAAGTTGATATTGAGCATAATCAAGGTGCCATGTTACAAGGTGCTGGAAAAAATGCTAAACCTGGTGATAGCAGCCAAACAACAATGAGAGTCACAAATCCGCAAGGGCAAACTACCACTTACGGTACAAACAGAAATTTATAGGAAAAATCAATGAAAAAATTATTTGCCGTTCTATTATTAGCAGCACCTTCTCTGAGTTTTGCTTGGACACAAACAGCACCACTACCAGTAGAAAAGTGTCAAGTGCATAATCCATATGGATTTCCACAGGCTAGTAAAGCAGTAACACCAATTTGTCGTCGTGCTTATTACGTAGGGTACGATGCTGCTGCTAAAATTCCTAATCATGTAACTTATACATTAACACCCGCAAACGCATTGGGTTGCTGGCCACGTACAAATGCTTTTGTTGCTGATCAAAGTGTACCTAACGGACCTCGTCCTGAAGATTATGCTGGAACAGGATATGATAAGGGTCATGCTGCTCCAGACGGTGACTTGTCATGGGATGAACAAGTAGAATATGAAAGTTTCTTAATGACTAACATGTATCCACAACTTGGTGGATTAAATCGTGGCATTTGGAAATTATTAGAAACATCAGTGCGTGGTTGGGCAGTACAAACTAATCAAACATATAATATCTATGTTGGCGGTATATACAACACAGCAACAGACAAGAAAATTGGTAATGGTGTTGTAGTACCAACAGGATTCTACAAGATTGTTGTTAATCAAAATACAAAACAAATGGCTGGTTGGTATTTCAAACACGAAGGTGGACAAGGAAACGACTTAACTAAAGTACGTGCCAGTATCGCTGCTATTCAACAAAAAGCAGGAGTAACATTCGCATTTCCACAGGGAGCAGTTGAGTTGCCTGTAGGACAAGAATGGCCAGTTGATTTCGGAGCGTTAACAAATGCAAAAAGAGCCAAGTGCAAATCAGCCGACTGATGATGATAGACCAGTAGTACCCTATGGTGAACACTGATGAAGAGGTTTTGGCTGCGTGAAGAGATTCCAATCGCAGATGAATTGGAGTCTCTAATTCCTGCACTTAGGGAAGAGTTTATTAAAGCACATCCTGAAATTCTTGAAAATAAAATATACGCTCCCCCAATCACAGACATTAGCAAACATGGTATAAATCATATTGATGATGATATTATACAGAATAAAAAAGAACTTCCATGGAAAAGTGATTTTTTAAAGTATGTAGATAAAAAAATAAATCACTATAATATATTATATGAAGATTCTGAAGTAAAAGCACGATATCCCACTGCAACAGCCCTTACAAAAAAATACGGAAATGACTGTTATTCAAGTGGATATAGTATTTTAGATTTGAAATCACAAATTCATCGTCATACTGACATAGAAAACAGAGATAATAAATTTATTAAAATCCATATTCCTATTATTATTCCCAAAGGGGATGTATTTTTTGAGTGCGAGGGTTTTGAAATTGATTGGTCTTGTTTGTGGGCATTTGATAGTCAGTTAGTTCATAGTGCATATAACAATACAGATGAAGTACGTGTTGTTTATCTTTTTGATATTAAACGATCTGCACTTGGACTACCAATCGGTGAACCGTATGATTCAGAAAGAGAAAAATCAATTCCACCATTTATTCGTGGAGCATTACCAAAGGTATATCATTCATGTCAACTATTAGACAATATAGATTTAGTGTAGAAGATTTTGTACCACAGGGTGAACAAGGGCACGAGGATGCTGTCCTTGATCCTAATGATCCTATTCATGAAATGAAACGTCTTGCTGGTATACCAAGTCGTAATATTATGCAAGAATATAAGGGTGAACCTGGTAGCAATATTTCGGTTACTGGAAATGAAAAGGGCGAACTCATGCGTAAACATGATATTCGCCCTGGCACTGATGAATGGTTTAAACTCTGGTTTTCTAAACCATATCTAACTGGTGAAAAACCAATTTAAGCAGCAGCCTTATCTCTACCTAAGTATTGATTCCACTTTGGGTCTTTAACTCTAAATGGACTATGCTTCCATGCCGCAGCCAATGCCCAATAATCTGGGCGATATGGTTTACGAATTGGTTTCATAAAACTTTTATCTGCTTTACGCCAGTTGCAGTCTTTGCAACTAGTTACACAGTTAGTCCATTCTGTTTTACCACCCTGACTTACAGGAACAACGTGGTCAATAGTCAAGTCATCAAAATCAAAAGTATCTTCACAGTATTGACATTGATATAGATCACGTAGATACATGTTGTAACGTGTGAAGTTTACATTACGCTTGAAATTGAAATATTCTTTAGTAATGGCGACAGATGGTACATTAATTGATAGTTTTTCACTATGAATAATCCAATCTGGATAGGTTTCAATAACATGAATCCTGCCCAAATACATTAATTTGATAGCATGTTGCCAATGAATTACGCTCAAAGGTAATACCGAAATTGGGGTGTAATCTTTATTTAAAAGTAGTGTGTGCAAAATAAACTTTCTTGCTAAATAAGTATGATGTTTATAAAGGAACAGCAATGTATTTACAGAACAAATACACTAGATGGTATTTTAGTATAATTTCAAATGCAAAGTCAAGAATCTTGTCTGATTCCATATATACTGAAAAACATCATATTATTCCAAAAAGTATAGGGGGTGATAATTCTATTGAAAATTTAGTTAAATTATTACCAAAAGAGCATTTTATTTGTCATTTATTATTGACAAAAATGGTAGAAGGCATTAATAAAAGAAAAATGTGGTATGCATCATATATGATGATAGTTGGGATAAAGAGATACAAACCTACTTCTAGATCATATCAAATAGTTAGAAATAATATGATTATGGCAAGTAAAGAACGTGTTGGGACTAACACTGGTAAAGTTATGTCAGAAGAACAAAAACAAAAAATTTCAAATAGGCTAAAGGGAAAAAACAGACAACCTAAAACTGAGGAACATAAAGAAAAATTGAGAAAGCCAAAATCTGAGGAACATAAAAAGAAAATTTCAGAGACTCGCAAAGGGAAAACTTATGGGTATAAACACAGTGAAGAAACTAGACAGAAAATAGGGAAATCAAATACTGGAAAAATTGGTAAATTTTTTGGAAAAGAACACTCTGAGGAAACTAAAAAACGTATGTCTGATGCTAGGAAACAATATTGGGAAAATAAACGCAGCACATAAGTAATAATATGAGTAAACCATTAAATGTACCTCAGTCCATTATAAAGGCTCCGTACCAACAAGTCAACTTTTCTGAAGAGCAGATAATAGAATTTGTTAAGTGCGCTGAACCAGAACGTGGGCCACATTATTTTATGAGTAATTATTTTTATATTCAGCACCCCACAAAAGGTAAGATGCTGTATAACCCGTTTGAATATCAATCTAAACTCATAGATACTTATCATCATAACAGATTCAGTATTTCTTTAATGCCTAGACAAACAGGCAAAACAACAAGTGCGGCTGGTTACTTACTTTGGTATGCAATGTTTATACCAGATTCTACAATCCTAATTGCAGCACACAAGTACTCAGGCGCACAGGAAATCATGCAACGTGTGCGATATGCATACGAACTATGCCCAGACTGGATTCGTGCAGGTGTTACTAGTTATAATAAAGGAAGCATAGACTTTGAAAATGGTTCACGTATTGTTAGTCAAACGACAACAGAAACAACTGGACGAGGTATGTCCATCACATTGCTATATTGTGACGAGTTTGCGTTCGTTAGACCCACTATTGCCAAAGAGTTTTGGACATCCATATCACCTACACTAAGCACTGGTGGTAAAGCAATTATTACTTCAACTCCCAACTCAGATGAAGATCAATTTGCGTTTATTTGGAAACAAGCTAACAAACAAATTGATGAATATGGTAATGAACGGACTGATGGACTAGGTATTAATGGATTTCGTGCATATCAAGCATATTGGTGGGATCATCCTGATCGTGATGAGCAATGGAAAAAAGAAGAAGTTGGTAGAATTGGAGAAGAACGTTTTAGACGTGAACATGGTTGTGAATTCTTGATTTATGATGAAACATTAATAAATTCTATTAGATTATCAGAACTAGAACCAAATGAGCCTATTGAAAGACAGGGACAAGTTAGGTGGTTTCAAAAACCCAAACGTGGAAAAACTTATGTCATTGGATTAGACCCTTCACTTGGAACTGGAGGTGATCCCGCTGCTATACAGGTATTTGAATTGCCTAGTATGATTCAAGTAGCAGAATGGCAGCATAATACTACACCAATCCAACGTCAAATTGTTATTTTAAAAGAAGTTTGTGAATATCTTTATGATGTTTTGGGCACACAAAATGACATTTATTATAGCGTAGAAAATAATACACTTGGTGAAGCGGCTTTAGTGGTGATTGGTGAAATAGGTGAAGAAAATATTAAAGGCATTTTCTTATCTCAACCACATGCAGTTGGACAACAAAGGCTACATAGAAAAGGTTTTACTACTACAAATAAATCAAAAATTACTGCTTGTGCTAAATTAAAAAATTTAGTTGAAAACAAGAAAATGACTATAAACAGTAAGAATTTGATTAGCGAACTCAAAACATTTGTGGCAGACGGTCCTGGCTTTGCCGCCAAACTAGGCGAAACAGACGATTTAGTTACTGCCACATTGCTAGTTTTGCGAATGATACAGTCTATTCAAAGTTACGATGCAGATATAGATGAACGCATGAAAGATAGTGAAGAGGATTATATATCACCAATGCCATTTATTATGGTGTCTTAACATGATAATAACGCCAGTTGATGAACAAAATAATTTATTTTCTGTAACAAATATATTACCAGATAATATTATAGATCAAATAAAACAAGAAGATTTGTTAAATTATTCATGGGAGTTACAGGAAGAGCAACATGATTGGAAACGAAGAAAACTTCTTCCTGCCTCCGACAGTCCGATATTAAAAATAGATAATATTTACATGTCTGTCATGGATCAAATTGCACAGGCACTTAATATTCAATTTAGCGTCAATCATTGTAATAGTAATTTTTGGTTAGATTATATGGGCTTTGGGTGCCCAATTCACCTAGATGGATTTGGAGAAAGGCCCAAAATAGCCATGCAAATATACCTTACTGAAACCCCCCACGAACTTGGTACTGTATTTTACCACGATACTCATGGCAAAAAATTGAGGTACAGGTGCCCTTACAAAATTAACACTGGTTATATTATGTTAAATAATGATAATCAATGGCATGGTATGACAGAAACTATACCAGAAGGCACATTTAGGCTGAGTAGTTATACATATTTTAGCCGTTTTGAACATAAATAATATACTATGCGTGAAATTAACAAAATCTCTGATGAACTTTTTAACAAAATACGTAGCCGTTTCCAACATGTAAGTCTTGGGGATGAGGATGCAAAACGTATTACTGATCCCGAAGAAGCCAAGTTTTTTGACTTTCATTATGTCAGTGAAAATGGTGACGATTTTGGTAGTGTTACAATCAGCCTTATTGACGAAGATAGTTTAAAAGTATATTTTAGTTCAAATATCACTGATGATTTAGATGATGAAGAACAGGATGAATGGTACGATTTTTTAAAGGGACTTAAAAAATTTGCCAAAAGAAATATGTTGACTTTTGATGTAAGAGATATTACACGCAGTAATTTAGATTTAAAAGATATTCGTCAGCAAACTGATTCTGATTCAACCTACGATAAAGAAGACATCGTGTCAGAAAGTAAATTATATGGAACAACACGCAGTTCGTATGCAGATGTCGGACCTCATAAGTTAATTATTAGACATCAAGATCACATTGATCCAGAACGTCATGGATCACGTGGTAGAAAAATAAAACATATATTTGTTGAAACTCCATTAGGAGAGCGTTTCTTACTAGACCACACTAACCTACATGGTGCTCGTGCTATTGCCAATCATTTAACACACGGTGGAAAAATTGGTGATGAGGGTAGTGGAATAATAAATGAAATGGTTAAAGAAATGGCAAGTATGCGTCATTTTGTTCGTGCTATGCGTAACCGTACATTTGAAGATACAGAAACCACTGGTATGGTTGAAGCGGCAATTCACCGCTACAACGAAGTTCGTGATCATTTAAAACGTTTCAAAGGTCGTAAAGGGCATGAAATGTTGATGGGCATGATGGGCATTCAACAAGAACCACAACAAGATGTTGACGTTGATGGATTACGTGAACGTTTTGTTAAGAAAATTTACGATGATAGATTCAACGAAGCGTTGCCATATGTATATCGTGCTTATCAAAATAGAAAGCATTTAGAAACTGAAGGTAGTAAAGAGTTTGAATCATGGGCAAACGAAGTGACTGAAGCAACATGGGATTCTGATCATGATGATCATAACGAAGAAGATTTGCTACAACTAATAAAATCACCAATTAAATGTGGAATTGATGGAATTGATGCTATTGGAGTAATTTCTGGCATTAATTTTTTAAACACAGATAAATTAAAAAATATATTAAAACAATATTCTATCGGGCAACCAGATGCAGACACAAGACCAATTATCGCAGCGTGGTTAGCAAAAAATGGTGAATCTGCACTTGCAAATGAGATAGTAAAAATTATACAATCACAGAACCAGCCTGTACAAGCGCAACCACAGTCACCTCCAGTGCCCCAACAACAAATGGGCGCAACTAAAACGGACGAGCCTGTTACAAATGAAAGCATTTTAGATATGCGTCGTTTGGCTGGATTAAAATAATAACCGTTTATTAAAATATTTAATATTTTTTTATCATTTTGCTTGATTTGATAAATAAATTTGTTATATGATTGCAGGGTGCAATTATATATCTAGGCACATAACTAAGACCATCTTAAGGAGAAAAACATTATGGCAAAAAGTAAATTAGAACTTCTACGTGAACGTGTTCAAGAAATGGAAAATCGTGGACAGAACACAAAAACAACTCAATCGTTTGACAATGCAGTTTATCCTCACTGGAACATTCCAGAAAATTCAACAGCAAAAGTAAGATTCCTACCAGATGCAAACTCAAAGAATGATTTCTTTTGGGTAGAGCGTTTGATGATTCGTCTACCTTTTGCAGGTATCAAAGGTCAATCAGACAGCAAACCAGTAATAGTACAAGTACCTTGCGTTGAAATGTATGGCAAAGATCGTTCTTGCCCCATTCTCGCAGAAGTTCGTCCTTGGTTTAAAGATTCAGGCATGGAAGAACTTGGAAGAAAATATTGGAAGAAAAAATCTTATATTTTCCAAGGATTTGTAAAAGAGAATCCACTCGCTGATGACACAACACCGACAAATCCAATTCGTCGTTTTGTAATTAGCCCTCAAATTTTCACTATCATTAAAGCAAGTTTAATGGATACTGAAATTGAAAATATTCCAACAGACTATGACAATGGGTTAGATTTTGTAATCACTAAAACAAGTAAAGGTGGTTATGCTGACTATTCAACATCAAAATGGTCACGTAAAGAATCTTCATTGACTGTTTCTGAAAAAGCAGCAATTGAAGAATTTGGATTGTTCAATCTTTCTGAGTTTCTTCCTAAAGAGCCTGGTGAGACAGAACTACGTATCATCAAAGAGATGTTTGAAGCATCTGTTAATGGTGAAGCATATGATGTTGAGCGTTGGGGTCAATATTACAAACCAAGTGGACTTCGTGTTAACAACGACGAAACTGAAAACACAAGTTCATCACCAGCACCTCAAAAATCATATGATCTTGATGAAGAAGATGATGAACCATCAGTGGCAACTGCTTCAGTAGCAACTCCTGCTGCAAAACCTTCTAGCCAAAAAGCTGAAGATATCTTAGCAATGATTCGTAATCGTTCTAAGCAGTAATTATGAAATAAAACAGGGGAGCAATCCCCTGTTTTTAACTGATGACAGATATTAATTCTATTTCTTTTGCATTAGATCCTTCTAATGTTCCCTCATTTTTACTTGATTGGGAAGTGACTAAACTCTGCAATTTAGATTGTTCTTACTGCGGAGTTGGTATTGATGGAGGTCATGATAATACAACTAAACACCCTCCACTTGATGAATGTCTACAAACAATTGATTTTATGTACGAGTATGTTGATTTATACATGCAACATAAAAAACAAACACAGCGTAAAGTAGTGCTGAATGTGTATGGTGGTGAAAGTTTATTTCACCCAGATATTATTAAAATATTAGAAGAGTGTAGAAAAAAGTATATTTCTTATCAAGACAAATGGACATTGACTATTACATGCACTACAAATGGTGTAGTGGGTGCTAATCATTGGAAAAAAATTGTTCCATTAATTGATGAATTTACTGTAAGTTATCATACTGAAAGTTTACCAAAACAAAAAAAGCAATATTTTGACAATATATTGTATCTTAAAGAACAAAATAAAAAATTTAAATGTGTCATTCTGATGCATACAGAAGAAAAACTCTTCAATGATACTGAATCAATAATACAATTTTGTGAAAATAATCAAATCAGATATGTTGCAAAACCATTGGATAATTCTGGTGATGATTGGAAGTATTCTGATAAACAATTTTCTAAATTAAAAACATTTTGGATTAAAACCATTCCAGAATCCAAGAAAAGTGAATATTTAAATTTAATGGATCAAGTGGGAACATCTGAGTCTGTTTCAAGTATCAATGAAGGAAGACCATGTTGTGGTGGTAGAAAACTTAGCATTAATGGTGATTTGAAATCGTGCGTGTCTTTTGTACCAAAGCAAGGGTTTGCTGATTGGTATTGCAGTGTAAATTGGTTCTTTTTGTTTGTTCGGCAGCAAGATAAAAAAGTTTTTACAAATAAAGATTGTCAGATGAGTACAACTGGAAAAGTTGAGCCATTGGGTGATCTTGAAAATTGCAAAAGAATCATTGATACTTTAAAATATCAACTTGAGAATAATACAATGCCAATAATTCAATGCAAGAAAAAAATTTGTTTGTGTGGATTCTGTTCACCAAAAGCAGAAAATAAAGAATCTTTTCTTAAATTAATAAAAAGAAATGTAATTAATGATGTATTTTTAAAGGAAAACTAATCATGGCTAAACCATTTGATGTATCAAAATTTCGTAAAAGTATTACAAAAAGTATTGATGGTATCTCCATTGGATTTAAAGATCCAACAGACTGGATATCAACAAACAACTACGCTCTTAACTATCTTATTAGTGGCGATTTTCAAAGAGGTGTTCCTCTCGGTAAAGTTACTGTATTCGCTGGAGAATCTGGTGCGGGTAAATCCTTTATCTGCTCAGGAAATCTCGTTAAGAATGCACAAGAGCAAGGTATATATGTTATCCTCATTGATACTGAGAACGCACTTGATGAAGCGTGGTTACACGCACTGGGAGTCAATACAAATGATGACAAGTTACTTAAACTCAATATGGCAATGATTGATGATGTAGCCAAAGTAATTAACGATTTCGTAAAAGACTACAAAGCATTATCAGAAGATGATAGACCAAAAGTATTATTTGTTATTGATTCCCTTGGAATGTTACTAACACCAACTGATGTTAATCAGTTTGAAGCAGGTGATTTGAAAGGGGATATGGGTCGTAAACCTAAAGCACTTGCAGCATTAGTTCGTAATTGCGTGAACATGTTTGGTGATTTAAATATTGGTTTGGTTGCCACTAATCACACATATGCAAGTCAAGATATGTTTGATCCTGATGATAAGATCAGTGGTGGACAAGGATTCATCTATGCAAGTTCCATTGTTGTGGCAATGAAAAAATTAAAACTTAAAGAAGATGATGATGGTAATAAGATTAGTGATGTACGTGGTATTCGTGCAGCCTGTAAGATTATGAAAACACGCTACGCAAAACCATTTGAATCTGTTCAGGTTAAAATTCCATATGAAACAGGAATGAATCCATATAGTGGATTGGTTGACCTTTTTGAAGGAAAAAATTTATTACAGAAGGATGGTAACAGCCTTAAATATACCCTATCAGACGGTACTGTTATTAAGCAGTTTCGTAAAGCGTGGGAACGCAATGAGAATGAATCACTTGATCGTGTGATGGCAGATTTTTCAGCAAATCCCCACAAGCATACACCTGATGAATCTAATGGAGAAACCGAAGAATGAGCATTGATGTTGAAATCTTAATTGAAACTTATACTATTTTAAAAGAGTATGTTCCTACTAAAGAAAGACAGGCGGCTGCTGATAATTTGATGAGTGTATTAGTTGATTCACTCAGCGAAAAAGAACTTCGTGAATTTGGCGGCACTGATGGATATACCAAACGCAGTCTAGAAGAATATCTAGATGAAGAAGATGAATACGACGAAGATAATTATTAATAATTATGTGGTATAACAAAATAGTTAATGATCTGTCAAGTCTTGCTGATTTTATAGAGTATTACGAAAACGAACTCATTGAAGCAAAAGCTGATACACGTATTCGTGGTAAATTAGAAAAATCAGCATCTGATTTGCCAGGAGAAACCGAGCATAGGTTCAATCAACTACAAGAGATTGAAGCAGTGCTTGAGTATCTTAACATTCAACTACGAAAAATTCGCCAAAAACATTTTAAGAAATTTTTAGAATCTTATGCACGTGCTCTAACTAGCAGAGATGCTGAAAAATATACTGATGGTGAAGATGAAGTCATTGATATGGAAACTCTTATCAATGAAGTTGCTTTACTTAGAAATAAATGGTTGGGTGTAATGAAAGGTCTAGAAAGTAAAAACTTTATGCTAGGACACATAGTTCGTTTAAGAACTGCTGGTATGGAAGACGTTGTTATTTGATGGACTACAAAGAATACGCAGATCAATTAATTGAAGATTACAACTTGTGTTGTAAGGCTCGTCCTAAAAACAATGCAGTGGATATACAATTATTAAAAGATTCTGTGGGTAAGTGGGCTAGTCATCTTGCTACTCAACGTAGTTGGGGAACAGACAATGAAATAGCAGAAGCTTGTCATCAACTTGCACCTAGATTACAAGAATTAAAAGAACAAGTTATAATTGAGGTATTAACTAATGGTACAGTTTAAAAATGCACAGGAAAGCCACGATCATAGTAAAGAAGTATTAGAAGTTCTTTATGGTTATGATAGTTTCTTGGATAGCTTAGAGTTCATTGCTGATTTTGGCTGTGGGTATGGACTTGATACAGAGTGGTGGGCAAAACTTACTACAAGAGATGATCCACCAGAACCAAGAAACTATACTGTCTATGCAATAGATCGTGATAGTAGTAGAGTAAACAAACAAATTACCAAATTACCAAATGTGCATTTTTTTGAATCTGATTTTGATGGCGATGATCCAATAGTTCCAAGAAAAATAGATTTTTTATGGTGTCATGATGCGTTTCAATATGTTACTAACCCATTAAGAACTTTAAAAAAATGGAATGAAATAATGAATGTAAATGGAATGTTACTTATGGTATTCCCTCAACAAATTCATTATGCATACAATAGATTGCAGACACACAGTTATAATTACACATATTACAACCACAATATTGTTAGTTTGATGTACATGCTAGCAGTAAATGGGTTTGATTGTAGAGACGCATATTTTAAAAAAGAAGAAAATGATCCATGGTTATATGCAGCAGTGTACAAATCAGATATTGAACCAATGAATCCAAAATCTAC